TAGCTTCTAAAAGTAGACTACTTAACCTTATCATGCTTATAAATATTTAAACCTAGAGCTTTATAGAGTTGGGTAGAGTTAACATTTCAATTTCTTGTTCTGGATGCATCATTTTATATGTTTCATACGTGTGCAAGAACATTTGAAAGTAATCATCTATCGATTTGTCTCCCTCTTTTAATTCCCAACCTGATCCTTGTATTCTCTTTCCAGTTTTATCCGGTCCTTTTTTTGCAGATTTTAACCATAATATACCTACATTATCTATTTTCTGTAAATAACGTTCTTCGTAAGCTTTAACATAAGCAGACATTTGTAAAAAATGACTTGTGTGTATAGCAGTAGAAGTTTTTACGTCTATGATCCACTTTTTTCCATTTAATTCAACTAATAAATCTAGTGTGCCAGAATACTTGTATTGATCGGAATACATAAATTCTTCTGATAGAATCAAATTGGGTTTGTAAGTGCTCCAAAAATCGTAAAAACTTAAAATCATCTTCCAAACGTGGGTATTGTAATTTACGTGACCGTCTGATTCAATCCACCTTATTTCTTTACCTCTTAAAATATCTTCTACAGCATTGTGTACTTGCGTACCTTCATCGCCCGCTCGTCTCATAATGAAATCTGCGTTGTGACCAGAATCTTTTAACCAAGTTTCGAAGAAAGCGCCTTTCGGAAAATAGCCAAGGATTGTTGTGACTGAGGGATAAAATACTCCTGGAGATCTTTGATAATACCTAGCATCAGGAAGTGTTATCTGTCTTAGATCGGGGTCTGTTTCGACCATCATTTTTAAGTGTTTGTTTTTAAAAATGTTACTTGATTTGTTTATCATGCGAGTTGCATTTTTTTAATGAGTAAATCTGAGAATGTGAGCTGTTTTGCTCTATGTAAAAGTTTAGTAATTGTTTCAAAACCCATGTCTGCAGGATCTTTTCCGTCTAATTCCATAAGATATACTTCTTTTCCCATATTGATTAGACTTTCTGCGTACGTCATTGATTCGTTTAAAGCATCATTATCTAATGCTATGTATACTGTTTTAACATCGGATTCAACTAGTTTCATCATAAGGGCTTTTGGAATAGTTTTTCCGAATAAAGGAATAGCGTTTCTTTTTATCGCAATCGCATCGAATGAACCTTCGCAAAGAATTACAGGTATTTTCCAATTTATTAGATACTCAAAGCCTATAATTTCTGTTTTGGAGCAGCTTGGAGCATCATATTTTAGGAATGGATCTTTTTCAAATGATCTAGCAATAAAATAATTTAGCTGTCCATTTTTATCGTATGAAGGCACAATGATACGATTTCTATATCTACCTGAGGCACAATATCCAATGTTGTATTTTCTTATGTCTTCTATAGATATACCTCTTTGTTTTAAGTACGCCATAGCGTGTCTGTATTCTAAATTTATACCTTTTGGTATTATACTAAGCGATACAAATTCTTCTGGTAGTGTTACTTTTGTTGGGTTGTAGTTATCAAGAGAGGTTCTATCGGCTTTAAAATACTGTTTCATTTCTAGTATTTTATCAGCAGGAACTTCTAATTTTTTAAATAAGGTTACTGGAGTTTTACCTTTAGTAGCGGGATGACACGTCCAACAATTATATTGCCCAGTTACTATGTTTACAACAAGTTTTGGTTTTTTGTGTTTACATATAGGACAATGGAACATGTGGTCCATTTTATTTTTATCGGGTTTTGCTTTACCCAGAACAGATTCCAATAAGCCAAGTATGTATTTACTATTATCCATAATACTAATATACTGTTTTTATCTCGAAATAAAAAACTTTTTTTTCTATGTACTTTAAAAATTATTTTTTTTTATCAAAATATTGTAGTATATTTATGTAAATTGCGAAACTTTATGCTCTGTACCGTAGCTTGGTGAGATTCCATGAGCGAGTTGCAGAATAAAGAGTGTTTTCGCTACTCGGCGCTAAGATCAAGGCAACAATGCGTCAGGTATACAAATATAGTTCTTAACGAAAAGCCAATGAATTTCGACATAATATTAAATCGACGGGGTAAATTTCCGCAGGGCATTGGTAAATAAGTTAAAAACGAAAAACAATATCATCATCACTTGTAAAATGGGTCAAATACCCTGTAAACATATTTATGTCTATGCAACAGCAACAAATAACAGAAGAACAACTTGATGCTATCTACAAATACTTATCTATTTCATTCGATGAAATGAATGATGAAGAAAAAAAAATGTGGACTCTGCTATTAGCAATATATGACCCCGAATTTGATGATGATGGCGACGAAGAAGAATTAGACTAACAATAAAATTTTTTATATGAAAAACAAAATAACAATATATACTCTTCAAGGTTGTCCTATTTGCGATAGATTAAAAAATGAATTAACTCATTCGTATATTAAGTATAACGAGATATTGTGCACAACAGAAGAACCGACATGTGATAAGTTAGAAAACATGGCAAAATGCAATACATATCCAATGTGCATTATTGAATCGTATCCTAATAAAAGAATATTAATCTGCTTCGCTAAGGAAGCTAATCAATTAAATCAAATTAAAAATTTAAATAGTACAACCATAATAACGTACGTACACTCGATAGATAATATGTTAACTATCATTAAAAATGCGTAAATTAAAATAAAAAGAGTTATGAAATTTAAATTAACAGCTGAACAGATGCTTGATAACGTTAATAAATTCTACGAATATATTGACAAGTACGTTACTGGAACTCGTAAAGATCAATTGATTCAATTCTATAAATCTATAGAACAGACTCTGGTTGATTCTCCTGCTTCAACAAAAGAAGCACATCATAATTGTTTTCCAGGAGGATACTTAGATCATGTACTTAGAGTTACAGAAATGGCATTAGTTATAGATAGGGTATGGGATAAATTCAATCAAAAGAAAAATTATACTTTAGAAGAATTGGTGTTTTCTTGTTTGAATCACGATCTCGGAAAATTAGGAACAAATGATCAACCATTCTATATTCCTAATGATTCAGAATGGCATATTAAAAACCAAGGCGCTCATTATAAGTATAATAACACTATGACCCATATGAGAATTGCTGATAGAAGTTTGTATTATTTGCAAAAAGCGGGAATATACGTTTCTGAAAATGAATTTTTAACTATTAAACTCCACGATGGATTATATGAAGAATCTAATAAGGCGTATTATATAACATACTCACCAGACTCTGAATTGAAATCTAATTTACCATATATTGTTCATCAAGCTGATCTCGCAGCTTCAAGAATTGAAAATCAAAATAAATAAAATATGTTTACAATAATCATGGTCATACTTTGGCCAATTACAATTTTATCTTTTATTATTTATAATTTGTTTAATAAAAATAAAAAGTTAGAAAACGCTGTTATAAAACAAAATAACTTTATTGATACTATGCTTTCTACGATAAAAGAAATCGATAAAGCAGTAGAAAAAATAGATTCTACTATTTGGGTTCAATCTGATCCTGAATTGCATGCCCTATTCGATTCGGTAAAACAAATACAATCGCAAATAAAAGACTATTTAACCAATGAGTGATAATAAAGAAATAGAAATAGTCCAATTGACTAAAAAAGGAGCTCCGAGAAAAAGAAAGCCCAAAACGAAAAACGTATATTTTACTGAAGATACTGAAAATGCGATATTAGCGTATAGAGTAGCTAAGACCTACGATGAAAAAAATAGGCTATATAATGAAAAAATACATAATGCATTTTACAAATTAGCTGAAAATATAATTCATACTTTTAAATTTTACTACACCGACGTAGATAATATCGAAGATCTTAAATACGAAGTAATATCTTTTTTACTTCAAAAAATAGATTTATATGATCAATCGAAAGGAAAAGCATATTCGTATTTTGGAACTATAGTAAAAAGATATTTGATACTTTATAATCAAAAGAACTATAAAAAAATACTGTCTAAAACAGATTTTCAAGAAATTCACAACGAAGAGAAGACCATAGATCTACTTATTGAGAAGCCAGAATCTAATGATATAGATAGATTAGGTGTAATCGACATGTTTATAAAAGAAATAGATGATAAAATGTTTGAAATGTTTGACAAAGCTGAAGATCTCAAGACAGCAGATGCTATACTTGAAATATTTAGGAAAAGAAACAATATAGACATATTCAATAAAAAAGCTATTTTTATCTATGTAAAAGAAATAGCAGACGTTCCCTCTATAACAATAACAAAAGTTATAAAAAAACTAAAATCTGTATATAAACGAATATTAGAACATTACATACAAAATATAGACCATTGATATTTATATAAAAAAATAATGGATTTAGATAAAGAAATATTCAAAGGAAAAAAGATTTCAGATCTAGTCAAAGAAGTTTATGACAAACACAAAACTCAAGAAAATAAACTTTCTTCTGAGATAGAGAGATTGTCTGAATTAATATCTTCGCCAGGCGATGCCATCATTATAGTTCCGCTATTAAAAGGTTTTTTTGATTCTAGTTTAAAAAATGATGAAGTTCTTATGAAGATACTTCATTTATTTCAAAAAGCTGCAGAGAAAGCTCAATCTTCAGAAGGAGATACGGGATTACTCTCTGAAAAAGATATAGCTCAGTTATTTAGTGAAGTTAACTCTATTCTTCCAAAAGAAGATAAAAAATTAATTAATTAACATGGCTTTTGATGTATATAATGGCGCAAGCGCTGAGGGTTCGTTACCTCCATTTTTTGTAGGCAGAGTCAATAGAGTTATATTAGGATCTCAAAAAACAAATACTATTGCAGATCCAGATTACACGTGCGAAAAAGATTTAGGCGCAATATACTATGAGCCCTTATTTATAAATAAATCAGGTGCTAACGCAAACTCTAATAATTCAAGAAAGGCATATCCGATGTTTGGAAATATTCGGCATTATCCTAACATCGGTGAACAAGTTTTAATTTTTTCTGGACCTTCTTCAGATATGAACGACGGTTCAAAAGAACAAGACTATTACTATCTTCCACCATTTTCTACATGGGGAGATCCTCATCATAATGTATTTCCAAGATTGGATGTTTTTACCGCACAAGTTAAAAACACCAGAATCTCTTCTGACTATGACTCTCAAGAAAAAATAGATAACGTTCCTGTTGCTCAAGGATTTACTTTCGAAGAACAAATAAATGTAAAACAACTTAGACCTTTTGAGGGAGATATAATAATTCAAGGTAGATTTGGTCAATCTATTAGATTTGGATCTAGCGTACCAAACATGAATAAATACAATACATGGTCAGATAATACCGATAATGGAAAACCTATTACTATTATCACTAATAAACAAAGATCCCCTAGTTCTGCTGAAATGGATTCTCCTACTTTTTTTGAAGATATTAATAAAGACGGATCGTCTATATATTTAACAGAAGATCATAGCATTATAATGACTGATATTAATCTATTTCCAAAAAGATCGTATGCTACTAGTAAAGCTAACAATCCTCAAGTAGCAGACGCTAAACGCCCTGAAAGATATTTCAAAACCAACGAATTCCTATCAGCCGCAGATCAAGATAGAAATGCCGTAAATACAAATGTAATTACGAATAATTCTCAAAATAATACCGAAGAAATTCAAAACGATAGAATATAAAATATGTTAGATCCAGATTTTCCATATAAAGGCAGACAGATAATACTCTCATCAGATAGAGTTCTTGTCCATTCGAAGAACGAAGGTATTTTCTTATTTGGTAAACAAATGGTTGCGCTGTCTTCTACTGATACTATCAATTTAGACGCTAAAAATGCTATTTTAATAGATTCTGATAAAATAGAATTAGGTCACAAAGCCTCAACTCAAGGAGAACCTATTTTATTAGGCAAGACCTTTTTATCACAATTTTTAGATATTGTTACAGATTTACAATCATTAGCTTCTCAACTACAAAGAGTATCCGATACAAGTCCTGCAGCGTCTTTTTTAGCAATTAAAGCGGCAGGAGATAAATTATATACAACTTGTAAAAATCTAATACCCAGATTACAAAATAAAGATAATCCTCAATATCCATTATCTAAAGTAACATTTACAAAATAATGGGAAACAATTCCATAAATAATCCTCCAGTATCCGTAAGAAACGCACCTTCTACTATTGCTGTGCCAAATAATCCTGTTAATGCACAAACTTTACAGGGAGCAATCAAAACTCCGCCGCCTCCCGGTAAAAGTCTTGCTGAGGGATTCGGTAAAATAAGCCATACTATACAAGATATAGTAACAAAAATCGAAGACAAGATAGATCAATATTACTATGGAAAAGGCACTTCTGAATTTGGTCTCAAAAATGGAAAATTTAGTAATCCTTTAGATTATGGTCTTATAAATATAGTAAAATTATTTTCTTCTATTGATTTATGTTCTCTATTTACGTATATTGCGTCTAGCAACGCAGTACAAAGTAGTAAATTCGATCCTTTAAAAAATAGACAAGAAATTAATACTACGTATGGAAGAGTAAAATTTACATTGCAAAAAACAGCTTATGATATACAAGGGCTAATAGATAAATACTATAGTGAATATACAGATTTTAATTCAATAGCAAGCACAACAGCGCTAGGAGACTTAATAACAGACGTAAGACAGTTTTTAGAAAATATAGTAGGCGTAAATTCTCAAGAGATATTCAAAAATCCTGAACTTTTACAAGCATTTCCACAAATTACCATATTTGAAAACGGTATAAATAATATACTATCGTTTTTCTCTCAATATTCAGATCCAAGAAATTTAGCATCAGCTGATGTAAAAAAAGCTTTAGATTATATAGATAAAACAAGAAACGTATGTATTGCTATACAAGCTCTATCAACACCGAAAGATTTAGTCAGTTTTGCTAATAATATTGCAGGAGGAGAAATACAAGAACAACTAAAAAAATTAGATAAACTAATTGACCCAAAGAAAATTGCAAGAACTATTAAGAGTATTTTAAGAACTTTAACAAGCATTCAAAATGTCTGTAATCAAATAATATCTTACGTTAACTTGGGCAGAACTATTATACAAGTTTGTTTAATATTAGTTTTCGTATTAAAGATAATTAATAAGTTTTTGAAATTGTTAGCTGTGCCCAATATATTTACGATTTTAGGATTATCTACACTAATGTCAGAAGCCAATGGTAAAATTGTAGATACAGTAAAGTATTTTCAAAATAGATTACAAGAAATAAGTATCGTGCTTGATTCTATTTTTAATTTGATAAATGGTATAATAATTAAATTACAAGAAATATCTGATAACTTAAAAATATCTTTGCTAAATCTAGAAAATTGTGATAATATGGATCCTTCTCTAGTTTCAGAGATGAAGAATTCCATAGATCAGTTGGATTCGACCGTAGCTATTTTTAAAAATTATTTAGACACATATAATAACAATAAGGAAAATAGGCAAAAAACTTTTGGAGGTTACAGTATTTCTATACTTGATGAAAAATTAACAGATCTTAATGTTCCAAGAAAAAGAAGATATGGCGTCGCGTTAGATAAAGACGGAAACGTTGTCATTGAATCTACACCAACTTTTGCGTCTGACGATAATGTTATTATTCAAGAAGTAAAACTGCTGCTAATTAGTAAAAACCTAGTAAAATCTCTACAGGGAACCACATCTGCTGCAGAATTAAATATTTACGAAGAAGCATCCAATTATTTAGAAGATCCTACTATATCTATAGACACAATAGACGAATTAAATATTGATGTTATTAATGATAGTCCAGACAACGAGGATGAAGACGAGGAGGAAGAGGAACAAGATGATTCTCTAAATTTAAACGCATTTATAAATAAATTAAAAGGTGGAAAGCGTTTACGTCGTCGTATGAGAGTACAAATGGCAAAACAAAAACGACAACTTGCAGATTCATTACAAAAATCAGATCCTAATAATAAAGTTAAAAATAAAAAAGTCGCTAAAATTAAGAGGTCTGCAAACGATGATGAGATAAAAGCAAATGTAGAACAAATTAATTTCCACAATTCAAGAATAAAAAGATACCTTGTGGCAATAGCTGCGACCGTTGCAAATCCAGCAGCGATATTGTTGTTAAGACGAAAAATAAAGGATCTAAAAGAAAAAATAAAAAAATTAGAAGAGAGAAATGCTCAATTAAAGAAAGAAAATTCTTCGTTAAAATAATTAAAAATAATATTTATAATATATGGCAAAAATAGATTTACTTAGAAAATTAATTAGAGAGGAAGTAAAAGCGGCTTTAAGAGAAGAGTTACCAAGAATATTGAATGAAAATAAACAATCCAATTCTGGGATTAACAATGTTATCAAGGAGATGAAAAAATCTCAAGTTCCAATAACATTAAACACTCCTGAAACTTATAAAAAGCAAAATAATTTGCAGTTTACAAACTCTTCCCCATTAAATTCGCTATTAAATGAAACAGCGATGTCTATGCAAGGAGAAGATTATGATACGCTATCATATACCAGCGATAATGTAAATCCAATAGATTTTTTTCAACCTAAAGAAGCTCGCGTTGGAGATGTAAATAGTATGCTAACAACAGCTAGACCTAGTTCTGATATTTCTATGGTACAAATAAACGAAGTTCCTGATTACTCAGGATTAATGAAAAACTTAATGTCAAAAGGCGCAATATAATGGCTTACGGAATAAAAAATATTTCTCCGCTAGATTTGAGAGCATCAACTGGAATTGGTGTAAGTATTCCGTTTGAATCTCCGTCTGCTTTTAACACGGTCTATAATACGAAAGATCAGTTAAAATATAATTTGATTAATTTTCTGCTTACCGATAAATATGAAAGACCTCAGAACCCTAATTTTGGTTGCGGATTAAGACTGATATTATTTGAACAAATAAATCAAGAAAATTTTGATCAAATAAAATTAAAGATAGCTAGCCAAGTAAAAAGTAATTTTCCCAATATTGAAGTGCAAAATATAGATATACTATCTAATATTGATGATAATTCTATAAATATAAAATTTTTTTACACTATTTTAAATACTAACGAAACAGATACGGTAACTATAGCTATTCAAAATACTAAATAATGGCAAATAAAAAACAAATAAATTATTTAAATAAAGATTTTTCTACTTTCAAATCAGATTTGATAGAATACGCTAAATCTTATTTTCCCACTGTGTATAATGATTTCAGTCAGGCTTCCCCAGGATCTATGTTTATAGAAATGGCTGCATACATTGGAGATGTGTTGTCTTATTATTTAGATAATCAATTACAAGAGACTTTTTTACAATATGCAAAACAGCCAAACAATTTATATTCTTTAGCTTATATGTTAGGATATAGACCTAAAATAACCTCTGCTGCTATTGCAGATCTAGATGTATTTCAAACAGTGCCTTCAAAAATAGTTGGCGGTCAATATTATCCAGATTTTGACTTCGCATTAGTAATTCAACCCGGGATGCAAGTTCAATCTAATGTTTCTAGTACTGCCTATTTTTATGTACCAGAAAAAGTGGATTTTACAACTTCTTCATCATATGATCCAACAGACGTTTCTATTTATAGTTTGAGTTCTGGAAATCCTGATAAATATCTATTAAAGAAATCAGCAAAAGCGATTTCAGGACAATTGAAATCTCAAACATTTTCTTTTGGCAATTCAGACAGATTTCCTAGAATAACTTTAAACGATTCTAATATCATATCAATAGTTAATGTAACTGATAGTAGCGGCAATATTTGGTACGAAGTTCCGTATCTTGCGCAAGATTATATATTTAATCCCGTTCAAAATACTTCAACTAATTATCCGAGTCTAAATCAGTTTAGTAATCAAGTGCCATATATTATAGATAAAATAAGTGTACCTCGTAGATTCATTAGTAGAGTGTTATCAAATCAATCTTTAATTTTAGAATTTGGATCAGGTATAAATTCAGTTGCTGATTCGGTGCTAATACCAGATCCAAGCACTGTAGGAATGGGATTAACAAACGGTCTAACTTTGCTGAATACAGCTTTCGACCCAACTAATTTTGTAACTACACAAACCTATGGATTAACTCCAAAAAATACAACACTAACCGTTCAATATTTGGTTGGAGGTGGAGCATCAGCAAACGCTCAATCTAATCAACTAACTGTACCAATTTCTTTCACTGTTACTGGAAATAACACTTCTCAACAAAATAGTGTTGTTACTAATAATCCATTACCTGCCGCTGGAGGTGGCGATGGAGATACTGTAGAGGAATTGAGAATGAATTCAATGGTTCAATATTCAAGTCAATTAAGAGCAGTTACTCAACAGGATTATATGTCAAGAGTATTATCTATGCATCCTAAATTTGGAAAAATATCTAAAGTATATGTTACAAAAGACGATTCAACATTCACTCAATATTCAAAAAATAGTCCAGCGAATAGAGATCAATCATTAGTTAGTCTATATATACTTGGATTAGATTCAACTGGTAATTTAGCAGAACCATCTCAAGCGCTATCGCAAAACGTAGATACATATCTATCTGAATATAGAATGATGACCGATACTATAAACATAAAAAGTGCTTTTATAATCAATATCGGTTGTAATTTTGATGTCATAATTAGACCAAATTTTTCAGGTCAAGATGTTATCGCTAGATGCATAACTGCTTTACAAGATTATTTTAATATAGATAATTTTCAAATAAATCAACCCATAATAATATCGAATATATATTCGCTACTAGATCAAGTACAAGGCGTGCAAACTACTCAAAATGTACAAATTACTAATCTATATGGAGAATCTTCTGGTTACTCTAAATATTCTTATGATATACCAGGAGCAACTATAAACGATATATTATATCCATCTCTTGATCCAAGTATTTTCGAAGTTAAGTACTTAGGTAAAGACATTCAAGGCAGGGTAGTTACTTTTTAATTTTTAAAAAACAATTTAAATGTCAGTATATAAAATATTTCCTGAAGCAGACGCTACCCTATACTCTGCATATCCATCTAAAAATACTGGATTAGATGAAATTTTAGAAGTGTCTGTAAAAAATTCTTCAGTAGTTGCTGGATCAGATGATATAAGAAGATCACTAATAAAGTTTAGCGATTCTGACATTCAAAAAATTAATACATTAAAAAGTTCAAATACTTACGATGTATACTTAAAATTGTATCTATCGACTGCCGAAGATTTGACGTCACCGTATACCTTAAATTTTCATCAAGTAGATAATTCTTGGAATATGGGAACGGGTAAGTATTTGGATAACCCAGCTATATTTAATGGAGTATCATGGTATAGTACAGCATCTTATACGGGATCATCAAATAATTGGACAAACGCCTCATTCTATATAACGCCTGGTGGAGGCTCTTGGACAAGTCCTGCCGTAACTCAAAGTTTTTCATACAATGATAGTAAAGACATAGAGGTAAAAGTTACAAGTATATTTTCTAATTGGTCTAGCGGGCAAAATAATTATGGCATACTAATAAAGCATTCTTCAAGCTTAGAAAATCGTAGCGATTCATATATAGTATTGAATTATTTTAGTATAGACACTAGAACCATTTTTCCTCCATGCTTAGAAATGCGATGGGACGATTCGGTATATAATACAGGAAGTTTACAGGTAATTGGTAATTCTAACACTATATTGAATATAGCCAATAATCCACTCTATATCAAGAACAAAACAGAAAAATACACATTTAGAATATCAGCAAGAGATAAATACCCTGTTAGAACTTTCTCTACAGCATCTATATATACGGTAAATAAAGCGTTGCCTAGTAGTTCTTATTGGGCTATACAAGACGTAAAAACAGAAGATATGATTATAGATTTTGATAATTCATATACAAAAATAAGTTGCGATACCAATGGAAGTTATTTCGATATATACGTAAATGGTTTAGAACCTGAAAGATATTATAAAGTATTAATAAAAAGCGTATTAAATTCTGGGGAAACCGTTGTGAGTGATGGAGATTGTATTTTTAAAATTATAAGATAATGATAAAAGTAGATATTATTAAAAATATAAAAGGCGTAAATACTTACGAAAATGTAGTTGATACAGAATTTAGAGAATTGTTTACTCAGCCGACTGATATTCCTGATACTACACCTACTATATCTGATTTTTTTTCATTGTATGAAACACTATTTTACGATATTCCAATAGCGGGAGATAATTCTCACGAAAGCTTGGTTGAAAGGAGTCAACAGTATATAGGGTCTTTAGTAATAGATCAAGAAAAAGCGGCTTTAATTGAAGAGATAAACTCTCTTAGACAACAAATTATTGATCTATCTCAAACATATTTAAACATTA